GCTGCTGCTGCATCTGCTTTAGCCTTTTCTGCTGCCAGCGCCGCTGCTGCTGCTTCACGTTCTTTCTGTGCCTGTTCTGCCAACTCCGCTGCTGCTGCATCTGCTTTAGCCTTTTCTGCTGCCGCCACTTCAGCCGCCTTTTTCAGTTTTTCATTTTCGAGCCGGATGCGTTCTTGTTCCGCTTTTTCATCTGCGATCCGCTTTTCTTCAGCTTCTTTAGCCGCTTTTTCGGCTGCTACTTTCTGTTCAAAAGCAGTTTTAACACCAAACAGGTAATTGCTCCAAACCTCTTCGGTAAGTTCGCCGAGGTTGCCGGGGGTAAAAGCAAGTTCATCCTGCCATTTTTTAAGTTCTTCGGAGCGCTCTTGCTGTAAGGCGATAACTTTATCGCGTTCAATTTTCGCGTAATAGTCCTCAACTTCAAAAAGTTTTTCTTCCATCTGCTCAACCGGAAGAGTTTCTTTGTTTTTCCACGCGTCAACAAAACGACCAGCGGCAAGGAAAAAAGCTTTCTGTGTTTTGTGGATTTCAGCAATTCCGGTACGCACTTTTACGAGTTTTTTTCGTAAGTCACCAGCGGAACGACAAAGTTCCGGCGTAATTTCCTGAGTTAAAAGTTGCTCGTAAATAACCTTCAACCCATCGCGCTCGACAATTTTTGGCATAAAAGCCGATTCAATTGTTTTCGCCTGATCTTCCTGAAGCCCGAATTCAGAGGGCACTAAGTTTTTGTTTTCCATGTTTTTAAAGTTTAGAAATTATGTTATCGAATAGTAATTTAGCCTCAGTAACCCGGTTTTTAAGCAGGTCCAAGTGAGCAGGGTTTAGTTCCAAGTTAAGGATCAGCATCCTTTTTTCTTCTTTGAAACGCGGATCATAGCTGCAAAATTTCCACTTGCTTAACCCGGTTAACCACATATAGGAAACGCACTGCCAATAATATTCAGGACGCAAGTCGAGAAGGCTCGCAGCGTCTTGCATACTTAAGTTTTTCAAGTGATTTCCTGAATTAAAAGGGCATTTGATTTCAAAACCCCAATCTCCAGTCTCGGAAATTCCGTCCGGTGTACCGGCTATAATTCCATTATCAAGCGTTGTGCTGTTTACTACCTTCATACCCGTAGCAGCCTCGAAGTAGTCGCGCGCTTCCATTTCGTGTTCAATTCCCCAGGTTGTTGAAGCTGCTGTAAATTCCGGTTTGATAGGAACACCCGTTAAAAACTCCGCAGCTTTTTCAAAGATGTAGGTTTCACCTGTTTTACCCATCCCTTTAGCTCCCATAAGCTTGTGGATTTCGGAGCCGGTGAAGCGTCCGATTCGTTGTTGTTTTTGTTCGTCGTTCATGTTAAGAATTTTTAGTGTAATATCCTTTTTTAGTGTGAATTCTTGGATTTTCAAATATTAGTTTTAATTCTTCAATAGTAACGTTTTTTCTGAATAATTGAGTTTTCCCTTTTTTAGGATGATTTAAACAGGTTGCTACTGTCATTTTCGTATAATAAACATTGATTCTAATTGAATCTTTTAAAAACGAAACCATTCCGATATTGTGCTGTTCGGAAATAATCTGCCAGTTTTTACTTTTAGCTAATGCTATAACGTCTAAACTTAACATCATTTTTCAGTTATTTTAGCGTCCTTAAATTTATCTGTATCAGTAAGTTTATCATAAGAAACCTGATCCTTCCGATTCAAGTCCTTACCAAATATACGACCAAGTTTGTCGGCAGCATCACCTATTGCAACCGACTCCGCTTTAGGGGCTGCGATTGCAACGCCGTAGGTTTTAATCTTATCAAACGCTGAGGCTTTTTCACCTGCATCCACCTGAATAGCAGCTGCTCCGGTACCGTCCTGCGATAGATACCAATCTTCGCGCTTGCGGGTGTGTTTGATTTTAAGAAGTTCGGTTTTTAAGTCCCCTTCGCTCGTGTCGATAGCTTCCTGCAATTCGTCAATAATTGGCTTAACAAACAAAGTAAGAGTAACCTCAACAGAATTGCCTATTAGCTGCACATTTTTGATTTTAACGAACCAATCCTGATAAATGCTTGTAAGTAAGTATTCGAGCTTATCGATCGGGAGGTATTCAGAGTCCCCGGCGAATTTATTTTTCTTGATCCAGGCAGCCGGGGGAGGTTGATTTAAAAGGACGTTAATCCCTTTATACTTGTCGTTTATCGACACTTGACCGTCAATAATTTGCTGTAATGACGGCAATTTTCTTTCTTGAGTCATGTTTTTAAAAGTATTAGTGAGTACGAATATATGAAAAGTTTTTCAATTATTCATTATCAATTACAAATTTTACATTAAATAAATTCCTTATATTTCGATTATTTTTAATACCGTTATAACTTTTTCCCGTTCGTTTAGCATAATCAGGTATTGTTTCGAGATTAAGATATTTTCCTGCAAGTTCAATAAATTGAACTAAAAACTCATTAGACGGATTTTTTTCTAAAATGAATTTTTCAAATTTTTCAATTACTTTTTGTTCTGTTTCAGTGAGTTGCATTAGGTTCAATTTATTGAATTGTTTATATAATACGTTAGCAACAAGGCTAATAAGACCATCGCTCCAACTTTGAACCATTTAAGAAGTTTTCGAGCCAAAATATTCCACACTTAGCACAGTAATAAACATTGCCAGTATGTTGTCCGGCATAAGCCCTACTTGTATTTATGTTTGAAATAGTAGTATCTGTTAATTCCATTTCGTTTTCGCAATCCTCACAACAAAGCCCAGTTGCTAACACAGGCTCAACCGCAATAGCGGATTCTGTGGTTTTCGAAGTTTTCTGCTCTTTATTCATATTCGTTGTATTTTGATTGTTAAGTGTTTCAAATTCCGCTACATGCGGTTAGCCTCAGCTGTTACCGCCAATTAAACAGACGGTTCATATACTACATCAATTTCCCATAAGTGGTGAATGAAGTTAGCCATTAAATTAGCAGCTTCATCAATCTTTCCGTCTGGAATAATATTGGCGTTTTCATCAGCATCTCCGATATATACAAATGCTTCCTTTTCAATTTCTTCTAATGTCATTTTTTTAAGTTCCATTTTGATTTAATAATTAACTGGCGGTAACAAAGGCTAAAAAACATAGCCAATAAAGTTCCTACCTATTTTGAAACGTGATTACAAGGCTACGTTTCTTAGCCTCAATCGTTATAAGCAAGGCGGGGAAGTGCTTCGATTTAAGTTCATCGGTAATTTAATGAAAAATAAAAGCCCCGCCCGCATTTCAACGGAATGAAATATTATTTCCAAATAACTCTGTAAGTAACTCAATGTCTCCGTCAATCGACCATTCGGTGCAAGTTTCTTTTTTACCATAAAATTTATAACACCAAATAAATCCCTTTCTTCCTTTATTATCAACAAATCCCCAACTTGCTTTTACTTTATCGGGGTCATCGAGTTTAGTTGCGTTTGGCTTGAATATTTTAGCAACTATTTCATTATATGTTGCTTTTAAATTGCCTTGTTTACTTCCTCCGCACTCAGCGATAGGGTTTAATTTTATTGTTTCCATAATTATATTGGGTTTTACAATGCCCTCCCAAGGCTTTTATTTTTAGTGTTTCAATTTAAGTTCAGTAAGTAAAATCGCCCAGCTTATAACACGCAATAAAAAACAAAAGGGTATTATCTGTAATTCGAGCATATTAGCTGTTTGCAAGGTCTGTGTCGTGGGATAAATACTGCGGTCTAATCCCTTTCGTTTCTTATTGCCACCGTTATACACAAGCATAAGACCGTGCTTCGGTCAAAGTACCTGCGTAAATTTAACTTTTGGAATACTGCCCGACAAAATAGCATTCCCACAAGTGATTAAGCCTAAATCTTCATCGTAGCTTGGAACAAAAACAATAACGTCAAATCCAGCGTTTTTTAAATCGGTTTCAGCTTTATGGTAAGGAGTAAATGCTTCGTACCCGTCAGTTGTAATTATTCCATTTGCATCGCAACTTTGTGTTTTATGTAGTGGGGTAATTTTAACCATAAATTTATTAGGGTTAAAAAGCATTGCAAGTTTTTCAGCATCGACAATATAGTTATCCGCTAATGCAAAGTTCAAAGCATATTTTCTGCCTTTTTTGTCAGGTAGCAATCTGCCAATTTCGGCAATATCATTTAATGGTAAGGTATTTCCGCTAAACATTTCGTTCCTTTGTTCGTCATCGGTGCTGTTAATCGAAAATTGCAATCCTGCATCGCCTCTGTAAGTGTAGTTTTTAATATCGCACCATTCGTTTAAAAATTCCATAAGCCTTTTATTTGCTTTTGGTAGCATAGTACTTATTACAGGGTGTATCATACTGTTACCAATATGAGGCTTTACAATCTTGTGTAGTTGTTTAGCGTGTTCAATCACATCAAAATTAAAAGTTGGTTCGCCCATTCTTGCATAGTGCAAGTTTAGCCTTTTTGTTGCTCCAACTTCTGGGTGTATTTTTAAGCCTTCAATCAGTTGGTTTGTAAGGTCGTTTAATGTTGCATTTAATCCCTTACCCACTTTCGGCACATCGCAAAACTTACATCCCATCGAACAGCCGTATTGCGTACTTATGGTTATTACCCACTTTTCACTCAATGGCATTATTTCACCGTTTGGCACACCGTTTAATTCTCTGGTTATTCCAAGAAAATCGGCTTTAATATTTGAATCTTTGCCGTAATCGCCAATTGATAAGAACTCAATCAATCCTTTTTCACCTTGCATTACGCAAATATTGCCAGTTGGTACTTTTATGTTTTTCGTTATCATAATATATTGTTTTAAAGTTAGTTACTAATAAAAACCGAACGGCTAACACAAGCCGTAATCCCTTACTGGTCATATCTTCAAAGTTAGCAATCCACCAACTCTTCAAGCTCTTCAATGAACTTAACATAACATTCTTTTTTTGTCATCACATAACATTCGAGCATTCCGTTCGCTGTTTCCAGTTCTTTGTTGCACACGTCTATTAGTACGTTGTAAGTTTTTATTAAAATATCAATTTTATTCATTTGTTATAAGTTTGAAATTTTTAATTTCTGCACTTTTTTTTTCATTGTCAGGCGTTAAATAATCGCCTTTTACATTTTCTATACTAACTAAAATAGTTGCTATCGCGTCATCTGTTTCAACTTGAATTATTTCGCCGTCAAATTCAGCTTCTTGTATAGCTTTGTCTTTTAGTTGTTCTTTTAGACTTAGTGTGTTTCTGCTTAATATCTCTTCTGACCTTTTTAGACACGCATTGCATTTATCAATTGTCAATTGATTTTTAGCGATTATTTCAGCGGTTCTGTTTAAGTATTTCATAGCATTTCAAGTTCGCCTGTTCCAAGTTTGATTGCTGACCCGGTAAAATTGAAACCGGTTATGAGGTTTGAAAATCTGCTGATGTTGTTACTAAATTTCTGAATTCCTTGTTCGGTTTCTTGTAAAAGTGCTGCTATTTTGGCGGCTCTTTCTTCGAATTTCTGTTCTGTTCTCATTGTCGTAAGTATTTGTTTTTACTGCCAAATCCCCGGCTCATTTACGAGTCCGGGGCAATGATATTGTAAATTATTATCTTATCAGAAATTCAGCATCTGAATAATCAATGTCGTTTTTATCGCAAACAAATTTCATTGCCCTGATTTGTGCTTCATTGCTTTCTTCATCATCATCTGAGTTGATTGCGTCAGTCATCGGCATGTTTGAAGTAACTGCTGAATATCTTTCAAAATCTACTTCAATTGTTAATTCTCTGTGTCCGTAACCTGAAGGATCGTTTCCTGTTAAATTGATTTGCTTTTTCATCGTCGTAAGTTTTTATTAGAATTTACCTGTTCTTTTAAAATTATCTTGTCTATCAGAAAATGATTGATACATTGCATCTTTGCTTGAATAAGCTGGTTTATTACAATTTTCTTTTACAACTTCTAGCATTTCAATTAATCGATATTTTAAACTTCTAAATGTGTATTCTCCACTTTCGCCGCCTGCTAAATCAATTATTTCTTGTCTTTGATTTTCTGTAAGTTGTCTGTTTGCTAAATTTTTCATTGTCGTAAGTATTAGTTTGTAATGTTCGTTTAATTCTTATACGTAAATTTATGAAAAAGTTTTCAATAAAAACAAATTAAATGAAAAATTTTTCAGAACTTTGACGAACGTACAAAAATTAATGACTAACGGGAACAAAAAAGCTCCCGGAACATGATAAACCGGAAGCCATAAAAGCTAAAAACACCTAAATCCAATCTTTGATTATGAAGTTTTTTTAGGCAGCGCGTCAAAAATAGCGTCTACAATTTCGTAAATTACAGGCAAAGCGTCGGGATATTTTTCCAGCAAAGCGGGTTTAATTCTTTCGAGACCTTGATTATCAGCTAAAGAAATAGCAGGTCCGTCAAGACCTTCAGCAACTCCTTTTAACTCAATAAGATCGTCTACTTGTTTTTCTTGTTCGGGTGTTAAAAAACCTTTTCTTGTATCTTCCATGATTTTTCTTAATTAGTTTAGTGCAAGTTAAGAAAATTTATCATTTTTTAGTTGTAAAATAACCTTTTTTTGCGTGATGACCTAAAGATAGGCCGCCTAGCGCTATACATATACCAATTGAAAACCTTACCCCGGATGAATTACCATCTATCCACCCCACACGCGCTGCTTGCTCCAACGCAGTTACAGCTGTAAAACAAATAATTGTCTTGTTTCCGTTTAAAAACTGCCATGCTTTTTTCATGTCTTAAATTTTATAAATCCTTTTAAAACCAACCCGCTTTGCTTCGTTTCGAAGTTTAGCGGCCTAATCTTTTTTGCAACTTCAACACCTTCTCTACCTCCTTTGCTGTTTGTGTTGCCCTCTACACTTATAATAGATGTCTCTGAAACAGAAACGACTATCCCTACATGCCCTGTCCAATGAGGCATTCCGTTTTTATAATTCTGCCATATAACGAGCGCGCCTGGTTCCGGCACTTTATCACATACAAAGTCTGAATTTTTAGAGAAGTTATTCCAAGTCGCAACCGCGCCGCCGTTAAAAAGATGGTCCAACTCCTTAAATTTTTCAGGAAAAGCTTCTTTCCAAACCAATTCCGCAAAGAAAGCGCACCAAGCCTGTCCAAATTGCCAGCCTACCTTATCCATTCTAGCTTCAAAATTCTCGTCTTTGAAACCTGAATTGTTTATTTTTTCTTGTTGCCCTACGTATTTCAAGGCTATTTCAGCAGCTTTTTTCATATCCTAAAACTTACGAAATTAGTCGTGTTCTGTTCGCTTTCAGTAGATTCCCAAAGCGGGTACAAATCCGCGTTAGTGTCTAAAAATTTGATTGCATCATTAATATATTCCTGCGCAGTCTCCATGTAACCGGCTGCAATCCGTTCTTTCTCTTTTGCAGTCTCGAAATTTTGTTGAGGGTTATTAACAAGCTGAATTGCGCCGTAACCAGACTGAAACAAATCACCTTCTCGGGTTGCGATTGCCAGAAACCAATATACAAGCGCAGGTTTGAGACCGTAGAAATGAACCGTTTTTTCCTGATAGGTGTAGTCTTTTCCGTTTAAAAGGTCGAAGTACGCGCCTGAAACTCTAGTATCTTCCATAAAAGAATAATATAAAGCGTCACCCAAAAAACCGCGCAAGTTTTTGCGCTGAATATCATTTGCAAAAGCGTTAAACCGCTCAGCTTCAAACTTAGAATCGAGCTGTCTGTAAACGTTTACGTCTGCATTCGTTATGAGGGTTGTTTCAGCCATTTTGCGCGTGTGTTTGTTGTATTGTGGCAGGAGCCTGAACTCCTCCATGTACATATTTTTTTGGAATTATCTGCACATTCTGAACTCCGAAAATCGCATACTCCAAAATTTTATTTAGTTCCCTTTCGACTTCTTTTCGTTCAGTTTCGGTTTGAGCGTTGTAGTAATTGAAAGCATCAACAAAAGATTCCTGGTTAAACATCCCCGAAGTTGCAACGCCGTTCAAAATCGGAGGCTGCCTGAAAGCTGCGTAGATGTTGAATTTAGCAGTTTCAACCTGCTGTTTGAAAAGATTATCAATATTGTTTCGAGATATAGGGGTAAACCATTTCCAATTATTTAAATTTTCTGTCGGTAATGCACCAACTACTCGAATACCTCCAGCGTTTGCTGATCCGGTATCGTTTTTTAAATCTTCTTTTATTTCGTCAATCTCTGATTGATCTGTAATGTTTTTCGGGTAAGCTACAATGCCTGAAAGGCTGTAATCATTTTGAAGACTTGACAGCCCGTAAAGTTTCGCTTCAGCTTCTAATTGAGCATCGTCAAGAACGCTATCCCAATTGCAAGGGGTGTACCAATCCGATTTATTCGGAATCCAGTAAAATAACTGCCCCTTATAATCGTCTATCCCGCCGGGACATTCGTTAATTTCATTAACAGCATTTTCAGGAAAAAATGGATTGTACTCCTCTTCATACTTTCGCATGTTGCGCCTGTGCCAGTCAGGATTCACAACGAACCGCTTTAAGTCCTTGTGCCAGCGCACAAACTCAAAGTTTATTGGGTTTATTTCTACGATTTCGCCGAATGCGTTATAGTTCATATGCAGGGCGAAACCTCCGAAACGCGCCTTGCTGTCTGTAATATGCCGTAAAATATCCCAAAGCGTTTGGTATTCCCTGTTAACAACCGTGTCCATACCCTTAAAACCTTCACCTGTAATAAAAGCGGACAGCGTTCCGATTGCCGAAGTAGTCGTACCGGAACGCTGTGCAATGCTTTTAATTTTATTCGGATAAAGGTTGTCTTTATCGTAAGGAATTATACGGTCTGCAGGGTAGGCAATATTAACATACAACCTTTCAACAAATAAAGTTCTTTGTATTGAATTTACAGCTACTTTTAAATTGCTGTTATATTCTTTAAGTGTTGATTCGTTGTTTGCCATAGCCTATACGTAGTATTCAGGAGTTTTACATTTTTCTAAAATAGCTAGAACTTCAGCAGGCATCGGAATACCTTCAACAAGTAAAACCTGTTCGTTTGCTATTGCTGCCCTTACAGTTCTTTTTGACTTCTTACCCGTACCAGCTTTTACAGCCGCCTCAAGTTCTGCAAGTTCTTTCTTCGCAGCTTCGGTAAGCTTTGCACCTGATAAAGCGATGAACTTTAAGTCAGTGTATTTTTTGTATGTGTTTAAATCGACCGGTTTAGATTTTTTTTCGGGTTGTTTTTTTTCTTTGGCTTCCGCCGATTGCTCCTGAATCGGAGCTTGTTCCTGTTTGTTGCTCATGTTTCTGATTTTTTTCTAAAGATAGTATTTTTTCTTGTAATAATAAAGGCAAGGATTCGAAACGAACCCAAGCCTTTTTATGATAGTATTTTTTTTGTATGTCCATATTACGTAGCTAGTAGCGTTAAGACGTCGAATGTGCTAGCAACAATATGAGGCGGATAAATTTCTGGTGGATCGCTTTCAGCAGTTTTCAAAACAAACTGAATTGTGCCACCTAAATCAGGATCTCCGGGGGCTTCCTGATAGTCTGAAATTCTCATCCCTACATTACGCCCGTAAACCATTGATTTTCCGTTCGCTAGCGGAATTATCGCAACAACTTTCTGAAAGCGCATCTTTGCGATGTTTTCCCGTGAAAGCTGCGAAACGTCCAAAGCGCGAATGTCTACCTGATGATCGAAACCATCAATCGCCGTCACAGCGCGGAATGGAGAAGCGGGAATAATATGAACTGAACCCTTCGAGCTTTCAAACTTATACGCATAAGTGCCAGCATCGAGAGTTATTGAATCAATCTCATGTGTTACTGCGTCAAGCGTAACGGCTCCATTGTCCCAGTCCTCTTTATTTATTAAGAGTGCGTAATCGCCGATACCTCCTTGAGATATAGCTGCGCAATCAAATGCGCTTCCTCTGTCTATTTTACATGCCATAGCTTAATATTTTAGATAGTATCTAGCATTTGTTATTATGCAAGTATCGCCCACATTTCCGTCCGCAAAAATACGGTAAGATTTGTATCGGGGCGGTGCCTGATAGAACTCATGATCAACCACAGCGGAACCAGAAGCGGAAATCGTGTCAATGTTTCTCCAGTCGTCGGTATCGTAACAACCTTGAAAGTAGATGGTTGCTGCGTCGTGCGATGTTTCAAACACGAAACCGGCAACACCTTGATAGATAGTTGCTTCTTTAACACCTGTTAGATAGACATTTACGTTTCCGTTCACGTTGGTTGTTGCGAATGATTGATTAGCAGCTTGTGCCTCTCCTTGTAAGGAGAAGCACATAACTGCGAGTATCGTTAGGATAAAGCCTTTCATCGTTTATAAATATATAAAAGGTTCTTAATTAACACGGTATCACCTGAAGCACCAACACATTTTAACCTATAATTCAAGTAGTCCGCCGGTACATCCTTTAATATAAAGGGCGTGGCGGTTGTTGAACTATAAGTCGGAATTGTATCGATATTGAATATCTTCGCGGTTGCAAACGCATCATTACTCCCCTGAAGTATTACTACAACGTCATCCGAAGCGGCGTAACCGTCGAGAATTCCTTCGAAGGAAACCTGACCTACATAAGCCGATTTTACGGTCGATGTGAAATAAATAGTTACATCTCCCTCGGTTGTATCCTGGGTAAATGTTTGATAACCTGCCTGTGCGTTAAGTGTCAGACCTAGTCCGACAAGCATAACTAATATAAGTAGTTTTCTCATGATTAAACCGGGGTATAAAGTACTAACTCTTCAGAACAACGATAGTTTGCATCTGCTTTGAAATCCAAACGTAAGAACCATTCGCGGCTGTTGTTGGCAACTTTGTCAACTACTACACTTTCGGAATCTGGATCAACCCAAACACCTAAGTTAAGATTTGAATCCTCTCCGTTGGTAGTTTTCGCACCTACGATATGATGACGTGGCATTCCCTGGAAGTGCTTAATTTTGTTGGTCTGATACATGGTTTCTAAACCCATGCCAAAAACACCTACAAAAGCCTCTTTCAGCTTGGTATTACCGGCCATCATTGTTTTGTAATCTGTTGTATTGATATGCAAAACGAAATCAGGATCATCAATGTACTTATCAGGAATTGCAGCCCAAACAGCGGCTAGAATATCCATGAAGTTTTGATCGGTGATGTTACCGGCCGGAGTTGGTTTGATTACGTTTACGTCCGCAATTGCGCGTGTAACGATACCGTCAAACTTATTCATTGGATCGTTAGCAGCTAAACTGTTGTCACCCTGCCAGAATAACTTTGACATTTGAGTGCCTATTCCAGCCTTGTAAATATCAAGGATAGCGGCAAGTAACTGCTGGTTCAATTCCAGGTTAGTGAAATCGCCAACAGATTTCCACATCTGCCAAATGTTATGGAAAGTAGTAGGCAGGAAAGTTTCGTACACAGTCATAGGAGCTACAACAAGCTCACGCTCTGCGTAAGTAGTTGTAGCTGTAACAGCATTCGGAACTCCTGCATCATAGTCGCCAATTGGATCAGCGGTCTGAGATAGGCGAGGAAGTGCTTTCTTCGTTGAAATATCAGGAATAAGCTTTGCGGCTCCCTTTTCAATAACTTCGTTACCTACTCCGGTCACAAGGTACAAGTTCTCTAGAACTTCACCGTTGTAATTTGTATTTGCTAGTGTTAAGGCCATAGCTTAAGCTTTACGAGATTCAACGATTTTCGAGCGGATACCATCAACAACAGCGTTCAAGCGTGCAGTTACGTCTACCTTTTCAGGTTTAACCTGAGCGGTTACGGTTCCTTTTACTGGAGTGTGCGATCCGGTTTTTTTGCGAAGTTCGTCGATTTGGGCTTGGATTTTTCCAACTTCCTCAGCAACGATAGCAGAAACAGCAGCAACAATAGCTTCAGTTTCAGCAGCAGGATCAGCAGCGGCGGCGGCTTGCATCTCTTTAACCTCTGTGACAACGCCACCGGTTACAACGATCTTCCGTCCATCTGCAAGTTCATACTCACCATCTTCGAGCGACATGGCTCCCAGAGGCGCAATCTCAACACCTGTGGTGACAGTCTCAGCGTTTATTAACGCCTGATTGCCGTCTTTCAGTGCAAGGACATTCATTACCGGAATGTCCTTTTTTTCTTTACCGAAAATTTTCATCTTTTCTTGTAGTTTTAAAATTAAGTTACTATTGATTTGAGCAGTTCGCGCCTCTGTAATAAGTACGCTTGCCGCGATTTTTATTCCTGAAGAGTAAACCTCGTTAACAAAACCTAAAGCCAAAGCCTCTGAAGGTGTTAACCAATCTGAAGCTTTCATTAGTTCCCGGATGCGCTCATCCTGAAGGCCGGTGGATTCCCTGTAAATTTTAACCATAACCGCGTCGTTTTTCATAAGATCCGATGCGGTTTTCTGAAGGTCAAAAGTATTACCTGTTATCGAAGTCCATCCGTTGTGAATTAAAAACAGCGCATTATCCGACATCTTTTTTTTATCGCATCCGGCTAAAATGACAGTCCCCGCGCTGGCAGTTAAGCCAACAACATTCCCAACTGTTAAAGCGTCGTGAGATTTTATAAGATTGTGAATTGTGATTGCTTGAGCGAGGTCTCCGCCCATTGTAGAAATGTCAAATTGAACTTCCTGCCCCTTGTTTTTGCTTAAAAATGAACGGACAAGATCGACGTTGATCTCGTTTCCAACTTCACCGAATAATTCGAGTTTATTCATGAAGTCAAAGTAAAGGCAAAAAAAAAGCCCGCACAAGTTTTGGCGGGCTGGAGTGTAGTAGTTGCAGTAGTTATTTTATGAGGTCTGGATTTTCGTATATGTTGCCGATTATTTCAACGTGCGACGGTGGTATGAATTCATTTCGCGAGCCTTCTTTATTTACTATACAATTGAATCTGGCTTTTATTTTATCGAATTGTACGATCCAATTAAAAAACCAATTATCCGCTTTTAATATATCCCCCTCATAAA